AGAATATTTCCATTTAGAAACTCATCACTCTCAAGTACTCCCCTAACAAACTGATACTTAGTTTCATAATAAGTAAGTTCAGTCTTAGAGAAACATATCTTGATTATGTATCTTCTAATGTCTATCCCGGCTTTATGTGCAGCCTTTAATTCTGCATTGCTACTATAATAATCTATATATGATAGCTTCTTTTGTATTGTATACTTCTTAGTTCTTTTATCCTGTAACTGCGCTACAGCTCTCTTACCCATCCTCTTCTTTGTCGTAGAATAAAAGTTCTTCTTTCCAATATACCTTACAAGCTTTCCGTTTATTATAGCCTGCATCTCATACACAAAACCTTCTGCTCCTTCTGGAATCATGGAGCTTTCAAAGTCTTGCCCTTGGTATGACCATTTACTCATAATAATGCTTGTTTTAATAACGGTAATAGATTTTCTCTAACTTTATCTATACCATGTACTTTAATAGCATCTGATAAATCCTTCTCCATCTCTAGAACAACATACTCAAAACCATATCTAGATTTATACTTTTCCGCAGCTTTTATACCAGCCTCATCATTATCAAACAACACACATACTTTGTGATACTTAGAACTAATGCTATTCATTATGTTCTCTGGTATCATAGTATTCTCACTGTCTGGTGCAATTACTTCGGAATTATTAATCTTTAGTTTTTGATATGCCATTAAATCTTTAAGTGAAGATGCAATAATCAAATAAGGTTTATCAAATACTAATTGCTCAGTACCTTGTATATAATCTCTTACCTTGATAAATTTACTGTCTTTTACTTTTGGCTGATAAATCTTATAAAGATTCCCGTCCTCTCTAAAATAACCATAGATATAGTTACCCCTGATAGTTATACTTGACACAACATCATTTTCATCTGTCTTTGTCATCACATAATATTCTAGTGGAACCACATTATATCTAGACAATAATCTAGAACCAATGTGATATCCCATCCAATATTTCTGATCAAGAGTATTCCAGTGCCGCATTTCATAATCAGTAACTTTAAACTTACTGTGTTGTTTATAAGACCTTATAGCATTATGACCATTGTTTAGAACATACTGGTTATAGTCTTCTATAATCTTATAACTTGCGGAACCTCTAGTGGGTAAATTAAATAGACTTTGGACAAGAGCAATAGAATCACCACCATTGCCTGAAGAAAAATCTTTGAACCTATAAATATTATTTCTGTCAATATAAATACACATAGAAGGTGTCTTCTCCCGCGTATTAAACACTGACTTCATTTTAATATCTTGTCCTGTAAGCTTTTCTGTTAGGTTAAGATAATGTTCAAATGCCCATTCTCTTGGGACATCAGCTAAATCATATATTAAATTCTTTGTAGAAATCATAGCAACCCAATTTAAGTAAATAAAGGGGCCATTACAACCCCTTTATCTAGGAGCTGTTAATCTAAACTAAAATCCGAAGATGTTTTACCTGGTGTTGGAAAGTCATCATCATCACCAAAGTTATCTACTGGCTTTACCTCAAGTTTCTTAAGATACTTTGCTTCATCATACTTAAGAATTCTATCAGAACCTTCTTCACCATAAGCATACTTGTTGTTTTCTGCTTTTGGTAACCACATGTCATATGCAGTATAGCCAGACTTGTTTTCATATTCCTTACCGGCAACACAAAAATCTAGATACTTATCTTTAAGTGGAGCATTGTCACTAAAGTTTCTTACAAAATCTTCAATTGTATTAAACTTGTTATCTTGCTCTTCAAACCATTTCATTATTCCAGTTGCTTTAGACAAGTTAGCCAAGAACATCATCAAAGATCTATCTCTTTGAATTTTAATTCCAGACTTTGTTTGTCCATCAGCAAATGCATATTGACTAGCTTTTACCCGACCAATTTGACCTTTGTATTTTCCTTTGCTTTCATCATCTTTGTCAATCAGAAAACCTTCAAATCCATCAATTGGCTCTGTCTCAACATTTAGTACTAAGTGTTTTGCACCATCAATAAATTGAAAGTCTTCTAACACAATACTGTTGATTTTTAATGTGTGGTTTCCTGGGGCAATAGTTTTTGCCATTCCACCACCACCATTCTCATTTACTAGATCTTTTGTACTTAAACCCATTTTGTTTGTTTTTTATTATTTATAAACTTTATTCCAGTAAGTCTTTAACTTACCATCTTTCATCTCAGAAATTATTATTTCTTCATTCTGCAAGTGCTCTGGTCTTGCACCACAAGTCACTTCTTCATTAGTTTTAAAGCTAAGAATGGTTTCATTACCCTTTCTATACATATAACCAATTGCATCTGCGTTAGCACAGATTAGAGATTTTATCTTGCCTGTCAAATCTATATTTGCAGACATAACCATCTCTCCTTTATCATCTACCTGCTTGTCTTTAATGTGACCAGATAAAATAATGTGGGGAGCTAAGGTATCAATAAAATCTAAAACTTGAAAGAATGCTTGCCTAACATATAAATAACCCGCACCATTAGGCAATGTAAGAATGCTGTCTCCAGAATAATTCTTACCCATTGGCGTTTGCTTATATAAGTTAATTGCAAGTGGCATAACCATATCTTCCAAAGCTGTCACAGTATCAATAGTAATATATTGATATGGATAACCAGCTTCTTTGATTGCTTTACCAACTTCTTTTAGCTCCTGAAGATTATTAGCTTTGACTTTCATGGCTTCAACATAGTCTGCACCATTTTCTAAATCAATAATTAAATTATCATCAAGACCTGCAAATGCAGTTGTCTTACCTGTTTTAGGTTTTGAATACACAATTAATCTTTTAGGATTAACTCTTTCAGCTTTTACTTTTTTAGTTGGAAGTACTATACTCATTTTACTTTAATTTTTGTGCTAGTTTTTGAAAACCTTCGGCAATTTGCAAAAGAATAGCTGATACATCTTCATCAGTTTCTTGAGTCTTGAGCTTAGGAACAAACTCTTCCTCAAAATCTGGAAAAACACTTAGCTTCTTTTGTTCTTTTGGTTCTTCAGTTCTCTGTGTCTCATAGCTATTGTAAGGAATTTCTTCAGACCCTTTGTTTACACAAACAAGTTCTGAAGTTGGAATAACATATGCAGAATACTCCTCGCCTCTAGAATTTGTAGAAGTTTTAACTTCATACTCTTCCTTAAAATAGGGATTGTATCTATACTTGAATAGTGGTCTCTCCCAAAACATAGGAACCATATTTGTCTCAGCTCCTCTTGCATCCCTCTCAATATCCACTAATTCTACATAGATATCAGTTCCCTTGTTTAATTCATTCTCAAAAAACTGAATCTGTCTTCCAAACTTACCTTTGCTATAGAATGCAGTCTTAGCTGTAAACTGATAACCACCGGTTAGCTTTTCTAAAAACTTAGAGTGATGTTCCATCAACTCTCTTTCTTTGTCTTTTCTGTTATACATAATTTTTAATTTTAATGCGATGATGTTGGTGGTGCATCAACTTCCATAATCCTCATGACATCTCTATCTAACTTGAAGAAGTTCATGCCCATGTAGCCATTTCTAGACTTTAGTATGTGAAATACTAACAAATCTGGGTCATTGATAATATACTTCTCAGGTCCATAGAATTTAATCCTCCTATTAAAGGGACGGTTAATACCAAGCACTACATCAGCATGTTGTAATAAAGCATCAGAACCATATAAATCAGAATCTAGAATATAGTTTCCATATGTACCATCTTTAGCTCTTTCTATAGTTTCAACATTTCTGTTTAACTGACTAAGAACCAAGAATGCCACAGGAAACCTCTTCTTCATTTCTGTAAGGGCTTCACCTAAACCATAGAGCATCTCAAACTTATCCTTCTGCCCCTTACCAACCTTAAATAAAGCTGAGTGATCTATAGTAACTAAAGTGTTTGTAAATCCATCTTCACTTTTATGCTTCTCCATATAAGCATGAATAGTAGCACACATCTCATCCACTGTACATGGATCATATACCACATCTACTATATCATAACTTGCAGTACTTTCATAAAATTCCACACACTTTTGAAAAACACCTTTGTCCACAGGCCTCTCCTTACTCATCAGAGTATTGTAATCAGAACCAACATTCATAGACAATTTTCTAATACCATTTGTCTCATCTAGCATCTCAAACTGAAACTTTAGTATTCTGAACTTTTGGTCAGGATTAATCTTTATGACATCATTAACCAATTGTTCCATAAATAAAGTCTTACCAGTTCCTGGTCTAGCACCAACAACTGTAATAGTTCTCCATTCTAGACCATCACAAAAAGCATTATTAAAATTCACCCAAGCTGTCTTCAATGATTTTAATTCACCATTGTGTCTAGCTTTCATTTTATAGAGAGCTTTTTTAAGAGCGTCTCTTTCACTCACAGCCTTTAAAGGGCTTGCATTATTATACATATTACATTGATTACTTTAGAAAATCCTCATCAATGGTGGTTTTAATTTGATCATATATCCAATGAGACAAGGTTATTAAACCTTCTATAAGAATATACTTCCACACACTGAGTTCCACGATAAAGTTATTAATTATTAAATATAGACAGATACTGCCTACAAGTCCAAGGAATAACTTTTTTAAGTTTACTACTATCAAAACAATCTTTCTTTTATAAATATTATTTCATCATCTGGTTTGTTTATAATCATCTCACAGTAATCAGCTAAATCTGAGTCCCAAGTCTTGTCTGTGTTTTGTTTTCTAATAAAATATTGAGATGTTCTCATATATTGATAACTAATCTCTCTGTATTCTAACACATACTTCTTTGCTGCCAGTAAAACTACTTCCCAATCATAATCATAAGTTTCAAAGAACCATCTAAATGCATTCTCTAAGTTTTTAGGATTAGATCTTGCATACTTACCACTAGATAACTTGACCGCAGGAAATATTTCAGTATATTTCTTAATGCTGTCTTCAAAATTATCCCCCAGTAAGTTTTTAGATGTTTTCTTTTTGGATCTTTTAAAGTATCCATCAATTTCAGTAGTAAAGATAATACTTTTATCTGTTAATGTCAAGTCATCTTTTAACCAACCATCATTAATTAATCTTTTAGTTTCTAGTTCTTTACTAATAAAAGAATACGGAACTATTTTGTTTTTAATGCAGTGTAATACATAATAACTATTAGGTGTTATTCCCTCTTTGACAAATTTTAAAAATATATCTTCCATACTACCATATTATTTTTTGACCATTATTTTCTTCTACAAGTTTAGATATTTTATTAAATATAT